AACCCTTTGTGTATGTATCAGCGTTAGATATAGGAAGTATGATTACAGGTGATAAATCAGTGCTCTGTAAATTATCAGTACCATAGTCAATTGCTTCTATTACAATATAATCATTATCAGCATGTTGCCCACCTGTTTCGCTAAAGTTCACTGTGATAGAAGTTTCAGCAACCGCTGTCACTATTGCATGGTAATCTTTACCTCCACTTGTCTGTCTTGCAGGTGAGCCAGAGGAACTTTCACTGAATGTAATTTTGTAGGTTCTGTTTGTCAATTCAAACCAATCTCTAGCATCTCCTCCATCAACTGTAATGCTAGAACCACTAGTGGTAGGAGGGGTGCCTTGATTTATCCTTAAACTATTACCATCAGCAAAGGTTGCCACTCTTCTTTCATTAAGGAAGCCATAAGGCTCTTGCTTAGTACCTACCATCTCTTTGTCAAAGGCCACTCTAACATGTTGGTTTTGATAAGAATAACGACCTGTTCCTCTATATTTACCCATTAGTAAATTGATATTATACTTTCTAGCCAAATAACCTTCTACATTTTGTCTATCGCTGTCAGATAAAACAGAGTTATAGATAAGAACTTCATATATGTCACCAGTAAAATAACTGCTTCCGTCATAACCTATTCTCAAATTGCCACTAGAGGCCCCTGTGTAATCTACTCCAGAGGTTTCAGTACCTACCCCTGCTCCATTAAAGAATATATTTACTTTATCAGATGTGTTATTAGAATCAGTATCTTCCATAGTATATCCTAATATAGCACCTTCATATCTTGCTAATCCTATAGTAAATGAAGATGAATCTTTACTGTCAGCCCCTCCTGTATCTACCCATTTAGCAGTAAAATCTGAATTAGCCGTATTAGCCTGTACATCTAAAGAAAGTCCATAACCATTTGTGACAGAATCCAATATCGGCTTGTCGCCTGTAGCAGTGGCCCTAGCCACTACAAAAATAGTAAACTCGTTACTGTTAAGCGCTGAATCAAATGAAACTTCTAAGTAATCATTCCCGTCGAAAAATATACCAGTTTGTCCGTTTATACCATGTTCTCTAATTGAGGGCTTGTTAGCAGAAGTAGATTGAGTAGCATTCCTAGAGAATCCACTAGAGTCTGTCCAAGTACCATCAGAGTAATTTTCACCTTTCAGCCAAAGTTGTAAATTTGTTTTGTTTGGATTATCAAGAGCAGCGTTTTGCTCTACCCAATAAGCGACGGGTAAATCTATATGTCTACCTTGCCACTTATCTAATGCTCCACTAAATAAAGGATTGAATTGGAATACAGGCTTACCTCTACTAGTTCCTCCTCCAGCAGAGTGACCTTTGTTATCTCTTTCACTTAGACCTTCTTCGGTTTGATTACTCGCATTACCTTTGGCGTTATACGCACTAGCGTATTCGCTGTTACTTCCTCCACCCTTACCACTACCCGGCTTTGCAGTGATGAGTTGTTGTGGTTGATAAAAGTCCATGATGGCTACTGACTGCTTAGATTCTTCTTGTCCTAACTCATCAGTCAAGACTCCTTGAACTTCAACTGATACAGATGCTTGGTTCAAATCTATACCCATTTTCTTAGCATCGAAGAAAGGTATTCCAAAGTTACTGACCTGTCTTTCTACTACTATGTCTACGCTGGTTGCATCAAGAGAAATAGTTTCGCCGTTTTCTTGAACAAGGCGAATAGGCATTTTCTCTCCAGCGTCAGCCAAATCAACCACTCCTACTAAATCCACTTTGTGTTAAAGAGCCGCCTATCTTAGACTTGAGTTCTTTTGTTACCATAGCACTGATTTCTTTAGCCAATGCCTTTTTATCAGTCTTGTCAGTGACTCCGCTAACATCAATCTTTAGATTGACAGTTACATTGTTTTGTTGACTTGCTCCACCCGCAGGGGTAGGTGCTACTCCTTCGGCTGTAGCCTGTTGCATAGGCTGTGTATTACTCATGTCTTTCAAAGACTTAGTAAGGTCAACTGTATTTGATTTAGTCATTGCCATTGACTTAGTGAATTTGTCCATTTGTTGCTGCAAAACCTGCATGTTTTCTTTAGCAGATTTACTGTATTCGCTAAAGTTTTTCATAGACTCTACAGTTCTTGGGTCTATATGCTCATCTACCATTCATCTCCCTCCAGTCTAGCCAGTATGTCATAGCCCAAATAAACTGCGTTTTCAGCAGCCTTCTCTTCACCTTGCATAGCCTGTGCCCAGTAAAGAAGTTGCTTAGCGTCGTCAATTCCCAATTCTCTCACATCCTTTAAACTCATATTGTAGTGTGTCATTAATAAATATTCCATGGCTTGTTCCTGATAGCGAAGTCGTTCACTCACTGGCCTCCCGTTGATGAAGTGCTTGATTTGTCCGACTTCGCTTCCCGAAAAACTAGCCATTCCATAATCTGATTTGGATTAGGTAATAGGTTGGCTAGAGTCTGCCCATCTTCTGGAGATAAGTCCTCTATGTCAATTTCTATAGAGCGACCATCAGGGTCAGTATAACTGAGCCAATGTGAAAATGCATGTCGCCAGTAGTCAGAAAAGTCAAGACTACCATGAGTCATTAAGGGTGCAACTTGTTGTATATTGTAAAAAGTTAATCGCCGCTTTGTGACTTCAATTGGTTTCTTGTTTATCGTTATTTTATTCTTGTTCTCCTGTGACATACTTACTCACTTCCTCATCGGATGATGCCTCTTCCAAGGGTTCATCCTCCGTGTGCAGGTGAGCGAATGGGTTATCACTGGCTCTCCCTGCTTCCGGGTCGAAAAGGTTGTCTCCTCCCTCTTCTTCTTCATCTTCTTGTAAATCGACAATAATTCGCTTGCCAAATGGATTTAGTGACCTCCAATTTCTCAACGGCATATTATCTCCTCAACAATGGTAAATGGTATCTTCGCTAATAACTTTGACATTCTGTGGCTTAATTTTCATAGTTGTGAACAGTAGCCCCTTGTCGTCAGGTACGGGTATTGCTAAGTCAGTTATGAAGTAATCGTCTATAATTATTCTTAAACTAGGCGTGGTGCCAGAGCCAGATGTTACAGACTTTGTAAAGTAAAGCATGATAGTGCCCCCTGTAGAGCCAACTGTGCCTCCTCTCTGCACATGGGTTCTCAACTCGTGATAAAGAGCAGAGTCTTCTAAAGCAAGTGTAACTTCCATGTCAAAGTTTTCTTTACCTTCACGGATAATACTAGCGTTACGAGTGCCCCCATAAGGGACTTGCTTAGTGCTCAGGTTATCTGAGTTTACTGTTTCAGCAACAGGATTACTTTGGATAGTATGAAATACTTCTACACCAGTTTTACCTTTTAGTTCAAACGCACTAACAAATCCTAAATTTTGGTCGAATGCTGTAATGCTACCGTTGTAAAACATGAAGGGTTTTTCTGAGCCTTTTGCTATACCAGATGCTTTCTTACCCTTGAGAGTATTGGCTGTATTTTGAAACATTCTGTGAGCAGTATATCTGTCACCTTTGTTAGCACTTTCAAGGCGACCAGTATCAGTAAAGCAAGACAATGCATCGAATACTGCACGATATTTCAATTCAGCATCTACCGTACTAGTCAATTCATATTCAACTATTTTACAACCTTTGAATACCCTAGTCAATTGTTTAGTATCACCAGTAGAACCGGGCGCTACTGTCGTTTCATTATCAGCGTTAAACGAGCCTAAATCTCTTGTTCTTATGCTATGTTCTATCGAGAAACTAGGAACTGTTTCTCCTGAAAATAATAAGCGCCTAACTGGATTTGTAATCTTACGAGTACTTTCTACATGCGGGCTACCAAAATTACCATCAGTGCTTCCATCAGCGTATTTTCTTAATTCTATATTATCGCTAGTAGTATGCTCGAATTGCCAGCCTCCATCGACATATATTCTATGACCGCTGGCTAAAGTTTCTATAGCACTTATCCTTCGACATTCGCTACTTTCAGCCCATTCAAAATGATGAGCATCAGATGTTAATCCAGCACCTTGAGCAGGGGGCCAATAGATATTACTACTCGCTCCGCTTTCTGGAGTTTTGTATGTTGTAGTAGGAACTAAAGTGGTGTCTTTGATAAGTAAGTAATCACCTACTGCTGCGGTAGCACCCTTTATTGTAAGTGTGCTTACATCTACATAACCTTGACCCGGATGAATAGTTTTTGATGGATTCACTGCTGAACCTGAACTGGCAGTGCCGCATGATGTTTGGTCTACAACCTCTCTTCCTAAACTATAGAATAACCACTTAGGGCTATGTAGTGGCATCTCTATAGAACCGCCCATGTGATGGACTTTTCCTGTTTGCTGAACGGCTACTTGTCTACCCAAACCTACAACATGATAACTATGCAAATCTACCTTAGTATCAGGTAATGTCATAAATGAAGCAAGTCCTATGAACCCGTCGACTAAACTAACTTCTTTGGAAGACGCTGCTGCTGCATTCATGGCACTATTCGCATCTCCTTGGACTGTAGGTAAACCAGTTGAATGAATGAGAATACTGTCACCTGTTGCGCTATCTAGCGAAGCCTGTAAAGGTGACAAAAGTGCAGGTACGATTTTTATTTTAGTAGAGTCACTATCTAGCGTGTGGTCTACGATAGTATACAACCTACTCTTTACATCTGTGTAGTAATAAGAAGAAAAATTATTTTGTCCAGACGCTGATGAGTGGAAAGATAGTTTTTGACCTATAAGCATACCAAGCGGTACTTTTAGTATAGGTTTTTGTTGTTCAAAGATACTGCTACTGTTACCAATGTTGGTAGTACCCTTGAACTGTATTTCTGTAAAATCTGGAGCAGAAGTGCTAGTAACTGCTGTCCATGTTCTAGGCTCATTATGCTCTATGAAAAGGCTAGTTTCGTGACCCATAACGACCTCTGAAACATCTCCCTTATAGTGAGCACCAAAGCCAGTCACGGTATCATCTCCGCTAGTATTACTACTTCTATTTGGAATGTATGCCTAAACAACTTTTTAGTTCGGTCAGATAAATCTGTACGGGTCTTGACAATCATACGGTCAAAGTTTTCCCCGTCACCTTTACGACTTACATGAATGACTCTTCTCATTTCATCTTCCATCTTTCTTAGTCGAGAGCGCCCTCTTGAAGTTCTCATATCAACAGTGATGTTGACACGAGTAGTTACAAAGTTGTAAAGTAAATCTGGCACTTCTTCATTAAGCGCAGTTTCGTAACAGAGAATGAAATCACTTCTCTGTAAATCTAAACGCTTACCACGCTCAGGGCCTTCGCTCGCTATATCTAAAACGATAGGTTTTATGTTATCTGTATTGGCTCTGTTCCAACCAGTAGAATCACTAGCGTTGAAGTTAGCCTTGAGTAAGTCAATGACTGTTTCCAATGGCTCTTTCCATGTAGCAACCATTAGGAAAACACCACCACTTCTTTATAGCGGCTTAAAATTTCCATACTTTCTTTACGCCACAGTTGGGCTTTAGAACCTAAATCTATATTCTGTCCACCCTCTGGTATCAAGACGCTTCTATCATCCGACATTAGTAACTCACTTGCTACCATCTTAGTAGCAGCCTCTTCTATTGCTTTTTCAAGATACCTTTCACCGTAGATGTAAGATACCTTAACTGCGTTCCATTCAAAGAAAGGATATGAGTTATTGAAGTAGATAATCCCCATTTCTGAATCTAGCCACCAATCTCTAAGCCTAGCGTTGTCACCAGCAGTAGAGCCTCCCTGTAAGTCTAACTGTAATGCATTTTGACTTAAAGTAAGATTACTACTGGCTGTTGCCAAAGTGGTTAAAGGTGTACCTACTACATTAACACATCCTGTAAAAGAAGTAGTTGTTTTACCCGTATATCTAAAAACCTCAGAGCCGACTAAAATAACACCTGCACTTACAAATTGTCCAGTATCTACCGCTGATACAACAGTTGAGTCAACTGCATCGATTGAATTTATAGTCAAAGTAGCCCCCGTACCTCCTTCGATTGTAACAACATCTCCTACCTTGTAACCACTCCCCGCTGCATTAATAGCGACACCTGTAACAACACCTGTAGAAACAGTGATATTTACTGTAAGTCCAGTCCCACTTCCACCAGTAGTAGACACATTAGAAGCAGACGGATAGCCACTTCCACCAGTGGTAATACTGACGGTTGCTGCTCCGCCAGTAATAGTAGTAGAAGCGCTACTGGTTTGACTTATACCTATATTACTGTCTGTTGATACTATTGTACATTTTTCACCAGCCTTGGCTTGCCTCATGCTAGTAATCTTCAATTTCCCAGTGCCATAATCAGCATTAGCACTGGCTAAAAATTCATTATGGACAGCCACATTACTACTACTACCTGCTAACTGATAGTTACTGACAAAATCAACGGATGCTTTACTTACTCTATCTTCTTTGTTAATGAGGTCGGCTAAACTCTGTGCGGTTGTCGTAGCGTCAAAGTCAGCCTCCCATTGAGTTGTTGAAGCAGGGTTTTGAGAAGCAGTCAAAGTAGCAGCAGTCCCATTGCCGGGTGACAGTACTATAGAGCCACTAAGTGCTCTAACATCATCAGGTAATGTTATACGAGCCTCTGCTCCACATATCTCTCTATAGTCGTCACCTTGCCATAATTCAATCCTCAACATTTGTTGAACATTTCTAAACAACAGAGGAGTAGTTCCTACATAATCTGTATAGTATCTACGCCTGTAAGGTTTGTATGTATCAAAGTTCAGGTATTCAGCCGCTACCAAATACGGTCTCCAAGCATTGTGAGTATAGTTATCTATACGGTCTTGAACCTCTTTGATTCTGTGCTCTACAATCGCTCTTGTCATTCCACGAGTTTTACCATTAGTAAATGAGGCAGTATTCTGGACATAAGCATTGTCTGCTGTTTCATAAAGGCCGGGATTTATAGACGCTGAGAATGCCAATTTTACACCACTAGCAGATGTTGTAATTCCAGTAATCGCATGTTCTTGCCCTAAAGGGTCAGCGTCACTGTAAATGAGTATTGTATCTCCAACTGAAAAACCAGTGTTCCTGTAGTCTCCTCCTGTAACAAACACTGCGTTTGCTTCTGCGTTAGCAGACATTAATACCGCTTCACTTGGTCCTATCCCTAGTATATCAGCGACTTTCTGAGCACTAGTATATACAATTGCATCGGGGTCAAGAGGTCGAGTCTCTGGTTCTCCGGGTGAAAATACTACTGGCATATCGCTCCCCTCAGTACATCGATGAAAGGCTTATGAATTAACCTTGTCGCTTATCACTCTCTGGTCGATAAATTAAAATCTACCTTGTTATTACAAGTTCTACATTTGTCAACCCAGCAAAAATAAAGCATACCGCAATGCTTACATCTAGTACCCGAACCAATGTTGAGAACATCCCCTGCATTCTTATTGCGATTGCGTTGTTTCATAGTAAACCCAGCAAGCGGGTTATCTTCATCAGTTCTAATCGATGCACCGTAAGACTCATTCAATCTGATGCCACGCTTCTGTAAGCGCTCTATATCATCAAGGCCAAGACTTCCAGCCGACTTCATCAAACCAACTCAGGATAGTTGATAAAGCACTACTAGAAAATGATTTCCTAAAACAGTAATAATCTCTGTACCAAGAATAGCATTTGTTGCACTGGCTCCAGTCACTGCTTGTATAGCAGTGTTGATTGTAGTCTGTAATGTAGATGCGTCACTAAATTCTTGTGGAGAAAGTGGACCTACGACTTTTGATGCTACTTTACTTAAACTTGCCATATTAACACCTACTTCCTACCTATTATACAAAATCTACCTTCACTAGCCGCAGCAAATACTGTACTGTTAAAAGCCACTGTACCGTCTGCTAGAGTTTGTTTTGTTGAGAAAAAGTCAACTACTGTGCCGTCTACTTTGGGTATAAAGTCTGCTGACAATTTATAACTATTGGCTGCATCATCCGAACTGCCACTATCAGTAGCAAAAAGGTAATTATCTGTTGTGTCAGAACCAACTCTAGGGTTGTTTCCGTGTACTACCATAACATCTACTATTTCATTAACAAAATCAGACACATCGATTTGTAAGGTATCGGATGAAGTAAATTCACCAGTGATAAATATTAAATTACCTACTCTCTCTGGTCTATTAAATTCTACAGTGGCAACCAACTCATCTCCTCCCTATTAATGTATATTTATAATTATACTTAGCAACCGCATGGTTAGTTATCTCACCAAATATCTTTATTGTAGTTTCGCCTGACTTTACAGCAAAATCTCCTGTAGCCAAAGCAACTGTAGCGACAGTATCATTGCCGTCTACATTTATTGTCTTAGTTGCCATTGTTATAGGACTTCCTGTATTTAGATTAGTTGGGTACATATTAAAAGAAAATACTTTCCTAACATGACTGCTAAAATCTAAGTTAGTGTCCCCTGCGTCAAATGTACCTGTTAATATAACCATATCTCCAATTGAAGTAGGTCTACTATCGATTGTTAATGCCATCAACCTTTCCTCCCTATTAACATCAAAGTCGCTGTCGATGTATTGTGGTTTGCAGTCGCCGTAGCAGAACAACTATTTACTATTGTCAATTCAGGACCCCCTTTATGTACTTTAATAGTAGCAATTGCATTATGACCTGCCGCTACGCCTGTTGTACCGCCAGACTGATTAATATAAATTGAATCTCCGTCAGTAAACCCACTACCCCTTGTACCAATTACCGTATTAACAGAAGCACTAGTTACTACACCGCTTGCATCAGCAGTTATTAAGGGAAGCGTAATCACAGGGCCGGAGCCATCTGTTTTTGCAGAAAGAAAATTTGTTCTGTCTGGAGGGTTTGTTCCAGCAGTATAACCAGAGCCACCATTAGTTATTTCACCAATCGATGCCCAAGAAGCAGCATTGTTATTGTAAAATACTCTAGTTGCTATATTAACAGTTACTGCGCTGTCACTGCCGTCATTACAATTAGCAAGTGTAGGTCTATTAGTTTCATCCAACAAGACCTTAGCGCCATATATCTCTGATAGACCTAAATCCATGTATTGGATTTTAAAGGCATCAACTTGGTTACCAGAGGTATCACTAAAAGTACCTGCTTGAAGTTCCACTATTACTAGTTGTAAAGACCCACCAATAGATGTTCTCTCTATAACATTGAACTTATTAATATCCATTCCCATTAGAGTCACCGCCTAATCAACGGAAACCTATAGCCATGAATATACCACTTTTATCGTTAGCCGCTGCTTTGATGTTAGCCGTCGTATCACCAACGCCTGTCAACCAAGCATGCATTTGGGTGTTATCAGCACCGTTAACTGTGATAGAGTGTACTGTGGTAAGATGGTCGCTTAAATCTAATACTTCTGCACTAGATGTACCGCTGATAACAAAACTACCAGTGACTACATGCATGTTACCAAAAGTACTAACTCTTTCATCAAATGTTACTGCTATTGCCATAATTATTCATCTCCGCTTGTCTCTACGATAGGGTCTTCTGCTTTAGTCTCTTCTACCAAGACCTCCTCAACCACTGGCTCTGGTGCCGGTGGATTGAGGGTGACCTTTACTTTATCCAAAAGTTTACCTTTGGTAGCGTAGCCTGTTACAGTTACTCCCTTATCTTTTAACCATGTAGTAATGTCTTTCTTAGTCCAACCAGAATCAGGTAGTCCGTCATTTCCAGCGTCTTTAGTAACGCCTTCATCACCTTCTACCGTGATTCTTTTGTTTTTCAACAAGTAGTGTCTATGTTCATCGACCCACGCTTGGCTTACCTCTTTGGTGTCTCCTCTATATATTCCAGAGCCATCCTTGAGTCTTGTATACCAAGATGGACCATTAAAGGTTATCTTGGGCAAGTTTCCTCACCTCAAGCCGCTATGAATGTCAACAATACATCGTCACCAGAATTGCCAACAGTCAATGCGATAGTACCTGCTTCGTGAGCAACTACGGTTGCTCCGGCGAGCAGGGATTCATCAGTATCGGTATCATTGACTGCTGAAAGTAAACAATATACATAATTCAAGTTGCTGTCAAAAGTATTTACATCAAAGGTAATTGATGTACCAGTGGTTTCAAGTCTTACTGAAATAAGTCTTAGTTGCGCTGGGGTTTCATTAGAACTTGAGTTAGTTGCTTGGAAACCAGTAAGCGCTCCGGGGTATGTGCCCGGTGCTGCTGTCCCGCTTAACCATGCTTGGTTATCTTCTACTGTTCCATCTGCATTAGGTCTAACAGCGGGTGCTCCGTTGTGAAAACCAACATCAATCAGTGTGTGTACTACGCTACAATTTGTGTGTGCCATATTTAATCATCTCCTATATTTTTTCTCCATTATTCTCCTTACTGTAAGTCACGGATTGAACCTTGACCTCCAAAGAAAGTTGTCCATACTTCTCCCATTGTTCTGTAAAGCCCCTCTTGTCCAAGACGGTTAATGGCGAATGGGTCTCCGGTTTCAATACCAGATTCAAAGTATTGTGTAGGCTTAGCAGTGCTGTAATATAGATAGTCAGTATCTAGCATGTAAATCTTGCTGATTCCGCCATCATCATCCATATCCTTAGTTGGAATGATTGGGACTCCATTGTAAGTTGCTACAATGAAACCTGCTTCCATACCGGGGACACCCTTGACACCGTTGTAAGTTGGTACAACACGCTTTTCTTCCATGAACCTTTGTTGGCTTTGTAGAAGTTGTTGAAGTCTCATCAAAGTGTCATATCCAGTTAGCATAACCTTTGGATTGCCACCTCTTTCCCATAGTCTTCTAAACAATTCATCTATGTGGTCCAGACTCAAAGTTCTGTTAGTTGCTGAGTTTGAGACAACATTGTTACTACATTCTGCATTCGACCAAGAGTTGTTTGCTCTGTCAATGCTGTAAATATCTAGGTCGTCAACATCACTTAAGTTGTCGTGTGAGCCGTTCATACCTGCTGTTGTAGTAGCGAGGGCACTGTGAGCAGCAGTAACACGGTCTAACGACTCAATGTTATTACCTGCTGGTGTATTAACATCAGTTAGTAACATTTTGTTAATCATCTCTGCGTGGTGCTTACCCATTTCTTCTTTCAATACTGAGCGAATGTCACCTAGACCATCATCTTTATCGTTTAGGAAAATTGCTACCTCAGACATATCGAATGAGTGAGCGATGGTTTTTGGCTTTGCTGCAACATTTTGGAAAGTTGGTTTTTGAGTCTCTGGTAGAGTACCGTTTTCTGGTATACCTCCGCCAACATCCTCAGTAGGCTTAGCGGTTACAACACGCCATCCACTTCTGTCCCAAGGTTTCTTAGGTAGAACGGAGAAAGCGTTGAACTCTTGGTTCAACTGGCTCCATACTTTTCTACCGTATATTGCTTGGTATGTTCCCGCTGTAGTGGAAAGCATAGGTGCGTCAGCCTTCAATAGTTCTGAACCACTGTAGGAATACCCCATGCTTTGCCCAGCGCCATAATAATAGCGCTCCATATCATTTACTGTTCTCATATAATTTCTTGCCATATATAGTCCTCCTTTATCTAGTTCCAGACACTCCCTGCTAGTCTGTGTACATCATCCCAACTCATTGAGTTAAGTTCCTCAGTTGATGGTATTTCAACTTTGGACATGTCACTGCTCTTGCGAATTGTTGCTTCTGGAGCAGCAGTGGAGATATTGTCGATTCTTGAACTCAAGTCAGATAGAGCCTTTTCGATGTTAGCAAGTGGTGTTCTTGCATCGAATGAAGCGGCTTCTCTTGCTTGGGCTTCTGCGTTAAGTTCTTTTGATAGTCTGTCTGCGAATACACCGTTTAGATTGCTTTTGAATTGTTCTTCAAGAGCAGCGGCTTTGTAAACTTCGTAAGCAGCCTCTACATCAGAAGAGGAAACATTACTTGGGCTTAGGTAACCTTTGGCTACTTCTTTACCACTGTTTACTTTACCAACAGCACCAGTTGATGGGTTTCCGCCTTCTTGGGCACGACCCTTAACTTGTCCAGCAAAGTAATCAGCACCGTCGCCAATTGCTTCTGGTGTGCTACCTAGGTTTGCTTTTGCTACACTGTCAAAGTGAGCACGAGCGCCACCAATGTCAACACCTTGTCCTTTCAAGGTACTTTCCATCCAGTTCAGGTAGTCGCTGGAAATAACATCAGAGTATTCTTCGCCCTTAGCCATTTCACCATGCATACCTTTGTGGTCGGCACCGTACATTTTTTCTTCTTCATCTTTATCAGCCATTTCTTTAGCCTCGTCTTCTTTTTTATCGTCTTTCTTCCCTTCCATGTGTTCTTTAAGACCGGCTGGCATTTCACCCTTTTCCATTGCGTCAAGGCGACCATTCAATCTGTCTAAAACACTTGATAGTTCAGTCATTGCATCATTTTCATTTGTCATACTATTGTCCTCCTTCAATATACGGAATGTCGCCTCCGGGTTTATACCTTTTTCACAAATAGTAACCTCGTGTAGTTCCAACTTGGAAATCTCTGTATAATTTCCATGTTTATCGTCAGACTTATTCATTCTCTTGAATGCCTGTCCTCCGATGCTGAAACCTCTAAGGGCACCTTTGCGAATCTCATTGGCAACTTCTCTTGCCTTTTCTATATCATCTCGTAGTTTAATTACTACAAACATTCCGGCATCATCGACACCGGATTTCCAAACTCTTCCATCAGAGTCAGTATAGTTAGGAATTACTTCTCCTACTTGTATGTTGGAATGTGCTAGTTGAACATTACGATAGCCATTTGCTTTCATAAAGTCACCAAAGGCGTTTTTCAAAGCGCCACGAGTAATTAAATCCCCTTGCTTATCTACCATCTCAACAGATGCATATCCAGCGATAACCAAGTCATTGTCAGCCTTGATAATATTAATGTCACCAAAATGCGAAACCGGGGAGGTTCTCAGCAAAGATGAGGCTGTCATTGCTTCTATAGACAATACTCATACTATATAACTAAGTACGGAAGATGGCAGAATCCTCTGTTATCTCCAAAACACCTTCTTTTGTAGGCACAGTCATGCGTTTAGGTTCTTCCTTTTCCTCAGTATCTGCTTCTATAGAAGAATCTTCCTCCATGTCTCTAACATCATAATCAGGCATAGTTTTCTTATCGTGTAAATTAGTCGGTCCCATAGGCGATTCTATAGGGGTAGCATAATCAATACCTAGACCCATAGCGCCTGTGCTCGATTGACCTACTGCCCCTACTCCACTTTTCAATAACTTGTCTATCAAACTTAAACCCTTTACCAAGACTTTTCTTTTATTGTTTTCTTGCCACCATTCAGCATCTTTTATTTTCTTAGGTGGTATCAAAGGCTTACCATCATTTTTAGATTCGTGCACTTCTGCTTTATCTTCTTGCTCTGGCTCAGTTATTTCCACATCAGCCTTGAGTAAAGCACCTGCAACTGGTGCCCAGTAAGGTCTTTGACTTTCAGACATTCTTATGAGATAGGCATTAGACGCTAGTGGACTATGAACAGTCCAACTACTACCAGATTGTGTACACTTGTAAACTACATCTCCTTGAGGCATAGTTACTCTAATACCGCTACCTGCTCTATAGACTTCGCACAGCCATTGAGAATTTTCGGATTTGGCTAACAAAGAAAGAGTTTCTTGGCTAACTAACCCTTCACCCTCAGCCTCTTCTTGAATATCAGAACCACTTACTGTATACAATTTATTACCATCAGCAGTTTCTGATTCGGCTACATTAGAAACATTAACCTTCACATGGTCGCCCTCATTGTATTTATCGGGGCTATCAAAGGCAGCGCCCAAATCCATGTACATTTCTCCATCAGACTCTACAGCCCTGTCTCCTAAATCATCATCTTGTGTAATTGGGCCAGTCCCTAGTCTGTAAGTATATGGTCCGTTACCTCTACGCTCTAATACCCTGACTACTACATCATTGCCGGGACTCAACAAAACCCATTTAGGATGGCGTAGTTCACCAGCCATGTAAGTAGATTTAGCATCTCTAAGTAACAACTCATCATGCTCCTCTTGTAAATTATCGACAGTCAATTTAAGACCAGCATCATCTGTAAGTCGAGTATCACTAGCGCTTGGAACATGTATGTTTTCTACACCTTCTAATCCGCCTCTAAGTATTTTTATTCTTTCATCCATGGGTATGTCGTGAACTTCTTTATCATCGTATTTCAGTATGTCAAATATGTAGTAGCCCTCATCAGTTTTGAAAACATCTAAATGATAATCGTTATCAGTTACCTTCTTGAAATTATCTTTGTCTTCATCGGATAAAGTAAAGGTATTAGATGAAACCTCTTCATCTTCTTTCTTAACAAAGCCCCTGTCACCTTTTGGCATAGCAGACACAATCCAATCTCCTGTAAATCCTCTTAAGTGCTCAAGGTCCCCAAGTTCAAAGATGCGATGCATTGGTTGAAGAATAGGAACTTCTTTACCTATCTCTTTTCTTATTATATCTGGATTAGTCAAGGTTGCTAAGTTAAATTCAGATTTAGAGAATGAGTTGAAAGTATTTCTATTATTTCTAAATTGAGCAGGTTGATGCTCTGCTAAGTTGTATTGTCGCCAATCAACGCCGTCTAATACATCTTGCATTCCCAAAGCACCCCAAAACTTACGAGTAGGCTGAACCAGCCTCATACGCTTAGGTTCAGAGAACGGCATTATTTCTATCTTCCCATCCCTATTTATATGATAATCAAATGTAACAGGTACATTATGTCCGAACTCGTGCATAAATCCTGATGAATTATACAAAGAGTAGGGAGTTGCTTTTGCATCAGGCCCGAATGGTTCAATGGGTTGTAAATCAAACTGATGCTGCACAGTAGGTAAAGAAGTAGGGGCACTAGTCGGCTCTATAGCGGGGTTACTAAAAACCAAAGAATCAAAAAGATGCTGATGCCTATAAGATTTATTTCTTATTCTTCTTTGTTTAGCACTCACACCTGCTTCTTTTTCTTTTGGAAATGTGTAAAGATTTTGCATTTTATCTCTTAAGTCCATTAATTTTTGATTTATTGCTGAACTAACATCCCCTCTTCCTCGAATATTTTTAGATGTACGGGCGCTTATATCTTCTAATTGTGATTTAAAATCATCATGTTTTCTTTCATCTGGACTTACAGCGAGGTGTATACCCAGTCCTAAAATATCATTTCTCTCTCCTATACCTCGCTTTACACTACCCCCCATACCTGTTTTGTGAGGTAATATTGCTCTTTCTATAGCATTATAAGCATTAGTAATATTGTTATTTTCAGCCTGAGAAAAGCCTCTAGGTTGCCTCATTAGATTCAAATGATGATTTAAATCTGTGTCAGACAATTCGGGAAAATGAGATTTAGCCCAATTACCCATAGTTTGAACTGGTATTGGGTAATCATCCAATCCCGCTTGGATTGCAGTTTCCCAAGAGGGGTTAACAGTTGAATCAAAGAAATGATTAAGTGTTTCTTTAGTATGAAAATCATCATAATTTAACCCAAGTTTATCAGCCATTTGTGACAAGTATTTATCGAAATCACCACCCGCTTTCATAAAATCGTTTATGTTAAAAGTTATATCACTGTTATGTGCAAAATCTTTCGCTGACTCTGCAAAAGGATTAGACCTACTAAGGTCATTTTCGTTAACACCTTGATTAGGAGAAAGAGTATGAATACCATGCACTTCGTGAGGAGCAGTGTGTAAAAAGTCATTCATCATACGAGCAAATTGTCTTGTATTACCATCTAATACATCGGGTGGTAAACTTCTATCAAACAACTGAGGAAACTGAGGTGCCCACATAGCCGCCGCTTGAGCAAGTGCATTATCATCTGACGCTAACTTTTCACTCCTAGATTGAAGCCACAGTGGTGCATTTCCATCATAAGGCTTGGCTTCTACCTGTGCGTAACCTCTCTCCATCTTTTCATCAAGTTCTGCTAACCTTTCTTCATTTGCATTTATCAAATCCACTAAAGCCTCTTTTTCATTAGGTAACGCTACTGATAATTTCTGTTCTAATTCATCAATAACATTTTCTAAGGCTTCACTTTCCTGTGCGTGTTTAGCCCTTAGATTCCTAGACATTGGTGTATCGACCATGCCATCTTGAGAATCTAATGGTAAGGTAAGTGGTAAGAATCCCTTTTCTCCACTAGCCAAAGGATGTTGACCTTTAGGACCACCTATGTCAATTGGAGAGCCGGGTGGACCATGTAAATGTAAATCATGCGCTATAGAATAAGCATCACGCCCTGCTACTTTCAACTGTTCTCTAGGGTCGTGTATTCCACCTTTGTGAGAAAATCGATTATAAGTTTCTAACCCACCACTTATTCTTCCAGCCAAAGCGTTTCTAATTTTTTCAGCATCTGTGTCTTCTCTTTCAAAAGTTAAGTCTTCGTGTTCTCTGGTTAATTGGTTGGAATAAGCAGGTGCTACTGTTTCAGCGTGTCTTTCCACATGTGTATTACCTTGAGAGGCAAGTCCTAATTTAACTCTATTGGCTTGAGATGGTGATAAATTATTGATGGAATTGAGAGGACCTCCTCTATCGATAAATGTTTCATGTTGGCCTTCTATCAACTCAGTAGGTCTTGATGCAAATGGTGCTAAAAAAGATTTCATACTGAATTGTAAAAAATCTCTATCATCTGAATCATCAGCAAATTCATCAGTCCTTGGCATAATTCTATTCCCCGCAGAATCTTTCTTAAACCAAAGACTGTGTTCGTGACCCTTTCTGTCAGCAGTTATGTTTTCTGAATGAAACTTATCATGGTAAGGGTCATTACTAAATTCTTCTTCTTCCAAATCGCCAGTAGCCCTTAATTGTTCAAAATCTATATTTTGGTATATATCATCACTTTCAATAGCATTTTCTTTTGGTCGCTGTACATCAGGAGGTGTACCAAAATAATTTTTACCATACAGCATTGTAGCATTGTGAAGTTTATCAAACAAAAGGTTAGGGTGTTTACTTAAACCACCTTTTCCAAAAAATGGTCTCTGCCAATGAGTCGATAAAGTATCGTGAGATTGTCCCCCTTCTGTATATTCAGAGTCATGCGAATCTTTATCTTGAAATGTATTATAATGAACCCCTGATTCATTTTTACTTACTCTTCCAGTATATATATCCTTTGTCAACTCATGTCTTTTGTTTAAGATTTTATCTATTTCTTCTTGAGTAAATGGACTTTCATCTGGATGCCAATCATCTCCATAGAGGGGGTGCTGCCCCGCTTGATGTAATCTGTTATTATTATCTATACCCAACATAACTTGCATGGTTTTAAAGTCCATACCCGGTACATCACCCGGCCTGAAATTCTTAGTATTATTAGTATTTTTAGACCTGATTCCACCCCTCAATGGATTAAACTGTAATGTACGCACTCCCTCAAGACTAGTATACAAACTAGGATATTGTCTGAAAGTGCTTGCTTTACTTCCCGTTTTACTTTTCCAATAATCGATTGCTCTTTGATAGCCATCTTTGACAGCAGAGAATGCTCCTAAATTTTCTTCGATGCCCGGTTGCCTTGCTTCTGAGGGAAGTCGTTTGGGCTGCGCTGCTACTCCAAATCCGGGCTTTTGTGGTTTACCTATCCAATGATTGTAAACAGGAGCAAATCTTTGATGAAAATTACGGACTAGTCTACCTCTCCAATCACTTCCACCTTCTAATTTAAGCGGATTGTGCATCTGACTTATACCATTCTTACTAAGATAATCATAAACTTTATTTCTTTGTTCAGGATTTAACCACTCTAAGCCTAGTAAGTAATCAGTGAATGTTAGATTCTTAGCCCAACCTTGCTTAGCCTCATCCATATGCAATTTTCTCAATTCGTGATTAATTATAGCCTCATCATATATACCCTGCTCATGCATATTTGTAGTAATCTGACTTACCTTAGCATCATTGCTAGAATGCCAATTTCTATAATTTCTGTCGTAAATATCGTGATTAGTCATGTCAGCATCAAGATTATGATAATGTGCGTGATTTAACAAATGCTTACTAGAAGTATACTCACTATAGTCGTCAACGGTATGCTTGTTATCAAAATGATTTTCTTTACCAGCGTCTATTTTACTTTGGCTATCTAAGCCCGCTTCTTGAGGTAAGTAAAAGTCAGAGATTACATTTCCCATTTTACCATACAAAGGAAACATATGTGAATTAAAATAATCTATATCGTGGTGAGAATCTGTATTGGGGTCACCGGGGTTTAATTGTACATTAGCACCCGTAAACGGCTGACCGGGCTGTGGTCTTTGGATTCTTGAAGTATCATAACTAGGGTCAGGTAATAGACCATAACCTTCTCCTAAAGCAGTACCTTGAAGAGAATCTGCAAATTCATCTTGCTTGATGATAGAATCTACCATCTTCAAAAGACTTTCATCTTGAGGGCTAAGTATGTAGCCATGTCTTTGTAAGTTAATAGCGCTGAAATAATAATCAGCACCAGCGTCTGCTTTACCTATATTGTCACGGAGTGATTGAATAAAAATAGTTTTGTTCCTATCAAAAATGTCTAGGTGACCTTCTCTCATTCACACCACCAGCCGTTCAATTTAGACGGCTGGATAGTCGGTCAATAGACTTCTTTAGTTCTGATAAGGTTGGACCGTCACCACCTTTGAAGTTTTCAAGAGCGCCTGTGGTGCTAAAAGCAGTTGGATAGTAAGGTGAAGTTCTTGTCAAAACATCACTGTTTTCCATTGTTGCACCTTTGTTAGCCACATCTTCTGACTCTGTAACTATATTATTAGTATTGTAAAATGCTGTAGGTACGCCGGATGGTTGGCCCTCAAATCGAGCGTAGCCTTCCATAGAGCCTTCTTTTTGTCCAGAATAATTTGGCTGTGCCTTAGTAATTCTCTCTTCTAGTTCCTTTGCTTCTTTCAAAAGAATTTCTAGTTTGCTGTGTTTTGGTTCAAATCTTGGTCTCATATTTATCATTCCATTCCTAGTTCATTTCCGATTGCGCCAGAAGACTTTGCTTGGTCGGCTAAAGCATGTATGTCTGCCCAGTCCATACTGTGGAAATCAGCATTTGTCTTTGGTATATCTATAGGTTGCCCATCTTCTCCTTTGAGCAATACATCATGTGAATCTCCTCTAAAAGTATCAGGCAATACATCCTCTGGATGGCGATTACCTGCTGAAATAAATCCAGCCTTTCTTAGTAAATTAGCAGGGTTCATAACTACTTTCTTCAATTCGGCATTCTCTGCCTTAAGTAATTGTAAACCTGCATCCATGTTTTCCATTTTGCTTATGAGCGCACCCATAAGTTTCTCAGCAACATTATCCCCCTCGTCACTCATACTAATCAACCTCACAGTGTACGGTTGCTCATCCTTCTGTTGTTGATTGTTCCAAAGCGAGATGTTCTGATAGTGCCCGGTAGAACATTAGTAGTAGTTTCGTGAATAGTTTGTGTTTGTTGCATCTTCATTACAGGTGCTCCACCAGCGTAAATTTCATTGATTCCTGTTACTTTCTCTTCTTTTATGACAGCACTTTCTACATCATTACTTAGATAGT